CGGTGAGATTGTCGGGCAGCGCCGCGATCGAGGTGCAGCCGCTGAGGTAGAGATCGCCGCCGACGGTGAGATTGTCGGGCAGCGCCGCGATCGAGGTGCAGCCGCTGAGGTAGAGATCGCCCGTTACCTCGGCATCGGCTGGGAGTTTCCCGTCGAGAATGAGGCGCTTTGCCCTCGCGGCGGTGTATTTCGTCGTCATGAGAATCCCCTTCTGTTCAACGCGTTATGATTCGGGTGAAAAACGGCCGCCGCACCTGCTTCATCGGCAGGATCGGGACGGCCGGGATCGGCGCGCCCATGGGGAGGATGCCGCCCCGCTGGGCGCGCGTTTCGTGATGGCGCACGATGTTGAGGCCGAGAGTGCGTCGGCTGTTCATGACAATTCTCCGAAAGGACCGCCGCCCCGTGCGTGGACGGCAACAGGGGCGGCGGCAGGATGACCCGGGGCAAGGGACTGCGAAGCCACCGGGGATAGGAAAAGGAAGGCGCTCACGGCTCGACGACCGGATTGCCGACGCCGTCGAGGATGACGCCGCGCGGAACGACGATCGCGGCGCCCGAACCGAAGCGGATGCAGATGCCGTGCGGGTGCGCGGTGACCCGCGAAACCTCTTCGCCGACAAGATCGCGCAGGTCGGTTTGCCGCTCGACGAACGGCTCGGCAGCGCCAGCCGCAACGGCATCGAGGCAGGCAACAAGGGAGCGGATACCGTTCATGCGAACCGCACTCCCCTGCGATACAGCTCGGCGCGCAGAACATCGGTTGGAATGGCGGTCAGCAGCGGCGTGTCGGCGAGCCGCAATCCGCGCGTGACGTTAGCCCGGCGCACCAACGCACCCTGACGGACAAGGCAATCAACCAGACGGTGCGCGTTGCTTTTCGCGGACAAGCCCATTTCCGCCGCGATCTCTTCGAGCGTGGGCGAGCAGCCTGTCGTCGCGATGCGCTCGCGGATGAAGTCGAGGGCCTTGACTTCGTCGCGGGTCACCGGAGTACCGCCACGATTGCCGGAACAATGATTGTCGTCGCCGTGAACACGAGCGCAAGGCGTGCGAGCGCGCCGGTGAAGGGTTCCTCAGCGGTGTTTGGATGTTCGCGGGCGGGTAACATAGCAGGCTCCGTCGTGGTGACGGGGCCTTATCTGTACGACATTATCGTACATGTCAAACGAATATTTCGTACAGGCGGCAGCGCGCGGCGTGTACCTCCGGTCCGTCCTTATCTGGAACCAACAATGACCATCAGGGCATCATGAGAGCAGGCCTCGTTATTCGAAAGCAACCTCTCAATGGCGGAATCGCCAATATATCCGGAACCGGAATCTGCGTAAAAAAGCTCATATCCAGTATATGCGCCCATCGAGTTTTTCGCGTTCACAAGCCCGCATGTGACAGTGCCGACAGTCTGAACTTTGTCGAATTGAGCTGATGATGGGTCCTTGAGCAGCATACGAACGGCGCCGAGATTATCGCGCTCCTGCTTTGTAAAGGCTAGATAGAGCATCCCCGCAAAAATTGAGAGAACAATCAAGCTGATGACCAAGCCTGAGCGATCACCCTTCTTGGTCGAGGATTCGTCAATGCTTTCCGTCATCACCGCCCCTTCTAAAACCGACGATAGCGCCGCTCACTCAGGTCTCGCGGCGCTAGGTCCAATTTAGCTGATAGCACGATCCCTACGACGCGTATCTCGTCGTCGGTGAACAAATCACCATCCGGCCGGCCAATCACGATCGGATCCTGGAACTCGGGTTGATAAGACTCGCTCAACAACACGAAGTCATCCCCTTGCATCGCCAGCCGCTTGCACGTTAGCTCGACAAGGTCATGATTATGCCGCTCGACGATGACCAGATCGCCGGGGTGCGGCGGCGTCGGAGAGAATTTCACCCATAAACATTCGAGGTCCGCGCCAGGCTGAATGGTCTTGCTCATAGACAAGCCCTCCATCTTAACTGCGAACCGATGCTCTTTCGGTATCGACGACGGGCCGAACCTCACCTCGTATCGCTCTGCCTCTGGCCACTCGGTTTGCGCACGCCAAACGCCCGCCGCCACGGCGCCAGCGACCTCAAGCCACTCGTCTTGATTTGGCGAAATTGGGATTCCGGCGCTGAACTCGCCTGTCAGGCCGGCGAGACCGAGTACATCTGACCGCTCAACGCCGAGAGGAACAAGAACCTCTGCCAACCGCTTTGCCAGGTCGAGCGGCAGGATCGGCTTCTTGAATTTCTTCTGATCCTCATAAGCCGCGTAAGACGAAGGTGGGACGCCTAGCGCGCTAGCTAAGGCTCGAACCGAAAGGCCCGATTGAAGCCGAAGGGCTTTGAGTCGTTCGTTCAAGGTCGCCACAACGCAGTCTCGCGATAATTGCGCACAATGTCTGTGCGAATTAATCGTTGCAGACTGTGCGATGTTATCGTACACGTCGTCATCATGGTTACTCCAAATACCCTGTTCGATCGGCTTGGCGGCATCCGCAAGATGGCTGAAATTGTCGGCGAGGCGCCGTCTACGGTCCAGAGCTGGAAGAATGCCGAGCGCATCCCCGCCCAAAAACAGCCTATTGTGATTGAGCGTGCAGCCGCCGCTGGTCTCACCATCACCGCTGATGAAGTCGTCTTCCCCATGCGGTCGCCCGTCGCCATCTGCGGCGTCTGCGAACGCAGCGCCAGCGACCCGGTGTGCGACGCCTGCACCCGCACCGACTGCGGTCTCCGCCAGAAGGAGGCAGCATAGATGGCGGCCCCCTGCCCCAGCCTTTCCGATCTGGCATCCGCCATGACGACCATCCGCGACAATACCGCCAAGGTCGCTGCGCTTACTGTCGGCGCCAGTTCTGATGCATCGCATGCACCTGTCCCGCGCGTGATCATCGCGGGCCCGGTTCGCGTCGAAGTCGAGGATATGTGCGGTGAGTCCGGCCCCTCTCTCCTTGCGCTTAGCATTCGCGAAGGCGCAGTGTCCATGCGGGCGATCCTGACGCCGGAGCAGGCAAAATTCCTGTTCGCGCGCGCCGATCACAAGGAGGCCGCGTAACATGGCGGAGCTTGTCGGCCTCAACCTGAAGGCATCGGCGGCCGCGCCGATGCGGTCATTTCTTGCGGTATGTGAGGTGCTTGCTTCCTCGGGCTGCCCGCTCGAGCTGCTCGCTGATCTGTTCCCGGAGTTTCTGAACACCAAATTCGCTGGCGCGATCCCGCAGATCCGCCTTGAGCTTATCGATCTGATCTTCGCTGAGCCGGTCCTGCTTTCCGCAGGCGGGACAATCGAAATCATCCTCCATCCCAGCGATAGGTATCTGGAGTTCGTGGCCGCAGTCGCATCGTGCGCTGACGTGCCCTGCAATTCTGATCTGCATGGCTGGCCGATCCTTTCTGTCGCAGCTGGCTCCGTGACAGTAGCCGAAGCCGGCGGGGCGTCCAGCCCCGCCGACGGAGGCCCTCGATAACGTTCCTGTTCCATGCGGTGAAACTGCCGCAATAATGAGTGCTATCCAATGGAAATGATGCCTGATTTTGCCACTGACAATGTAAAATCCTTCATGCGCGACACGCTGCGCCTGTATGTCGGGCACGGCCGGTCCGTGAGCTGGGCCTATCTCGCCGAGGCGACGTGGAACGGCGAGGGCACGGTGCAGACTTGGGAGCGCCGCCTGCGCGCCTATGTCGACGCGGCCGGCGGCCTGCCCCCGCTCGATATCTTCATGCGGATCGTCGCCGTGCTGCCGCCCGCCGCCATGCAGCGCATCGCGAATTTCATGGGCTTTAGCGCCGGGCTGCTCGAGGTCGATGGCACCGCGACGGTTCGCCGCGCCGGTGCCGCCGCTGCGCGCTTCGCGGCCAATGTCGCCGAAGCCCTCGAAGACGGTCACATCGACCATAACGAAATGGCCGCGCTGGCCACCGGCGCAATCGAGCTCGGCCCCCTCATCAACACCGTCGCGGGCGGATCGGCGCACCACTGACGGCGCCGACCTCCCAAAGGAAATCCAGCCCCTCGGGGCACAATGAGGAGTAACGACTATGGCAGATGGTGCCATCGCGTCCGATGAACTGCGCCTGCTGATCGAGCGTATCGAGCGGCTTGAAGAAGAGAAGAAGGGCATCGCGGACGATATTCGCGATGTTTATCTCGAAGCGAAATCGCGCGGGTTCGACCCGAAAACGATGCGCGCCATCGTCCGACTTCGCAAGATGGACGTCAACGATCGCCGCGAGGCCGAAGCGCTGCTCGACACCTATAAGGCGGCGCTCGGAATGCTGGACGGCACGCCGCTCGGCCGGTGGGCGCTTGAGCGTCTGGAAAAGGACGACGAGCCGCCCGCGAAAGAGGACGATGACGGCGACAATGCACCGGCCGGTGATGACGCGCCCGAGGCACCGCCCGCCGAACCCGAGCCCGATGTCGACGAGGCGAAGGCCATGGGGACCGCGGCCGCGCGCGAAGGTAAGCCCGTAACGTCCAACCCTTTCCCCGCCCGCGATCTTCGCCGCGCGGCATGGGATGAAGCATGGTGCGCCGAGCTGGGAAGCGACGGCATGGACATTCCCGACGCCCTGAAACCGAAGCCCAAGCCGAAAAAGGGCAAGACCGACGGCGCGGCTGACGAGAGCGGCAGCGAATGAGTCGCCGCAAGGTAACGGAGCTGGTGCCGAAAACGCTGGAGGAGCTGCGCGACGGCGCAGGCTCCACCCGCGAGGCATTGGAGCGTGAGTTCGGCGCCTATGGCGTGATCGTCATGCCGGGAGACGCCGAAGCGCCGATCCTGACCCCGCCGGTGCGCGCGGCGCTGCACCAATGGCTGTTTGAAATGAATGCCGAGGCCGAATTGAAGGCCGTCGGGCTCAAATCTCGCAGCCGGTGCCTCCTGTCCGGTCCGCCCGGATGCGGCAAGACGACGCTGGCGCACCATATCACCGCCCGCCTCGGCGTGCCGATGGTCGTCATCCAGTCGAGCGCCATGGTAGATTCCCGTCTGGGCGGCACGGGCGGCAATATCCGCAAGCTGTTCCGCTCCGCTCGGCGTGGGAGCCATGACGTCGCGCTGTTCTTCGACGAGTTCGACGCGATGGCCCGATCGCGTGAAAACCTCGGCGATCAGGCGTGCGACAATGAGGTCGCGAACATCACGATCGCGCTGTTGCAAGAGTTCGACCAGCACGACGGGCTGTTATTCGCGGCGACCAACGTCGCCAAGGGCATCGACGCAGCCATCTGGCGTCGCTTCGAGCTGCAAATCGAGATCGATCTGCCGGGCGCGGCTGAAACCTTCGCCATCGTCACCATGTATCTCAAGCCCTTCGTCGCCGACGATGAGACGATTGTCGCGCTTGCGAGCGTGCTTTCTGATGCGTCGCCGGCGCTGATCCGGGAAGTTTGCGAAGGCATCAAGCGCGCCATGGTGCTCGGGCCGCGTATGAACCTGTCGACCGACCTGCACGATATCGCCCTGCGTATCGCGGTTAGCTCGGCGCCGGCCGAGGGTATGCCGGTCCCGATGCTCTGGGATGACCCGCGCTCGGCGATAGAGATGCTCGCCGCGGCGCCGTGGCCGCCGGAGCGGGGTGCGTGATGCTCTGGCTGTCGCTCACCCTCGCGGCAGTTGCCGGCGCGGCGGCGGCGTTTGCGATCATGCAAGCGTCATCCGCCGCGCACTGGCGCGCACGCGCAAAGACCGCCGAAGGGCTGCTCGATCGCGCAGCGGCCCGCCGTTCCAACGCCAGCGCCCGCGGCAACGTCACCCGCGCGGCCGAGCAGCGCGAGCGCGTGCTGAACAAGTGCGAAGAAATGCGGGGCGGCCAGTGAGTTTGCGGCGCCACCTGTACCGCGACGGCCGGCACGGCCGATCGATCCGAACCGCGTCGGGTGTCGCCTCCGTCACGATAACCGCCCTGCTGCAATGCTCGCGCTGCCCGAAGGTCGGCGATCTCAACTGCCGCGCGATCATGCCCGCCGAAAAGCTGGATCAGAAATTCCGGCAGGCCGGGTGGCAGATCGACCCGCACATCTGCCCCGACTGTCTTCGCCAAACCAAAGAAAAGAGGACCGCCACCATGGCTTCAAACGCTTCCCCCGCCGCGATGAAAGCGCAGGCGGCGATGTTTTCGCACCTCACCGCCAATTTCGACACCGGCGCCGGGCGCTATGCCAAGGGCTGGTCGGACAAGGTCATTGCCGACAAGACCGGCCTGTCGGTCGAGCATGTCGCCGCCTTCCGGGCCGCGGGCTTCGGCGAGCTGAAGGACTCGGCCGAGATTGTATCGCTGCGCGCTGAAATCGCCGCGCTCGAAAACCTCGTCACCGAGCAGGTCGCGCATCTGCGCGGCGAGATCGCCCGGATCGCGAAGGGCGCGTGATGGGGCCTTTCGGTAGCCTGCGCATGTTCGGTTATAATCTCGTCTATGCCGACCCGGCATGGGCGTTCGATAACTGGTCTGAAAAGGGCGAGGATCGCAACGCGAACCAGCATTATCCGACGATGACGGTCGACGAAGTCGCCGCCCTGCCCGTTGGCGAGCTGGCGTCGGATCGTTGCGCCCTCGCGATGTGGGTGACCGACCCCCTGCTCGATCGCGCCATCGACGTGATGAAGCATTGGGGCTTTCGCTTCACGACGGTGCTGTTCACATGGACGAAGGAAAAGCCGAGCGGCGCTGAGCATATCGGCACCGGCTATTACACTCGCGCCAATCCCGAGATGTGCCTGCTCGGCATGATGGGCTCTATGCCTGTCCGCGATCGCGGCGTTCGCCAATGGCGGCACGCGCCGGTACGCGAGCATAGCCGGAAGCCTGACGAGTTCGCCGAGGATCTTGTTCGCCTGTTCGGCGACGTGCCCCGCGTGGAGCTGTTCGCGCGCACGCAACGGCCGGGCTGGGATGCTTGGGGCAATCAGGTCGATAAATTCGAGGCGGCGGCATGAATTCCCCCCGTCCCCCTATCGGCACCCGCTTCGACGACATCTCGACCGAGGTGCGGCCGGACTATGGCGCACCGGGCAAGCCCATCCGCGAGATGCACATCTATCGCCAGAACAACGGCCGCGAATTGAAGTGCGCCGGTCTGAATTTCTGCCGCGAATGCAACAAGGCGGAGGGGCTGGCATGAGAGCCGCTTCTTGCTTCTCCGGCATCGGCGCGCCCGAGCTGGGCGGACCTCAGTTCGAATGGGTTTGGTGCGCCGAGGTCGAGAAATCCCCCTCAGCCGTGCTTGCCGAGCGCTTCCCGCACTCGACGAACCTCGGCGACGTCACGGCCGACGACTTCCTGCAACGCGCCTCGTCGTTCGGGCGCCTCGATCTGCTCGTCGGCGGCCCGCCCTGTCAGGATTTCAGCGTCGCGGGGCTCCGCGCCGGTGTGGCTGGTGATCGCGGCAACCTCTCTCTCCGTTTCATGGAAATCGCACATGCAATTAGACCTCGAAACCTTCTTGTCGAAAACGTCCCCGGCTGGCTCAACATGCCCGACAACGCCTTCGGCAGTTTCTTGGGAGGGCTTGTCGGCGCAGATGATGCCCTGCGTTCGCCACTCGACGGAAAGTGGCCCAGTGCAGGTATGGTTGCCGGGCCAAGGGCACGGGCTGCATGGCGGGTTTTCGACGCTCAATATTTCGGAGTGGCCCAACGACGCCGCCGTGTGTTCGTTGTCGCAGATTTTGGAGAAGGGGCCGATCCCGCAGAGGTTCTTTTTGAGCGCAAAAGCGTGTTAGGGAATACTCCGCCGCGCCGAGAAGCGGGGCAAGGAACTGCCGGAACAATTAGCGCTCGCACTCAAGGCGGTGGCGGGCTCGGGACGGACTTTGAGCTCGGCGGCGGCTTAGTCCACTGCCACGATGTCGCGCCCACGCTCAACGCGCACCTCGGCGACAGGCAGGGCCTCGAAGATCAGCACGTCAATGGCGGGTGCGGCCACTTCATCGCCCATAGCCTTCGCGGCGAAGGCTTCGACGCCAGCGAGGACGGGACGGGGCGCGGGACGCCGATTGTGCCGGTCCAGTGCATTCACTCCGATGCTATCGGGCGCGATGGGATAGCCAAATCGGATTCCGTCGATGCAGCCGGGGTGCCTCGCAAGCGCGACGCTGGCATGGGTGTCGGCGATGACGTTTCGTTCAACCTGACGACCGGCGCCCCTCATGCCGTTGCCTTTGCGCAAAATCAACGGGACGAACTCCGCCTGATGGATATCGCCGGCGCGCTCGCCGCAGAGCCGGGCATGAAGCAGACCACCTACATCCAGCAAGCTTGGCAGGTCCGCCGCCTCACCCCTACCGAATGCGAGCGCCTGCAAGCGTTCCCCGACGGCTTCACCGACATCACCTACCGCGGCAAGCCCGCTGCCGATGGTCCGCGATACAAAAGCCTCGGCAATAGCTGGGCCCGGTCGAACGGAGCGTGGATTCTGACGCGCCTGGCCAAGCTGCTCGAAAAGAAAGGGCAGCTTGCATGAGCTGGGAAACCCAAAGCTGGGCGGCTAAGCAGCGCCCCGGCTCCGCCTCGGCGAAACTCGTGTTGCTCGGCCTCGCCTCGTGCGCCGACGCGCATCATTGCGCCTATCCGTCGGTAGACTGGCTTTGCGAGTTCGGTGACCTCAACCGCAAGACGGTCATCGCCGCACTGCAACGCCTTGAGGAAGGTCTTTGCCCGCTGATCGAGGACACCGGCGAGCGGCGCGGCCGGACGAAGCAGGTCAAGGTGTATCGCCTCCGCGCGAACGAGCCCGCCAAAGAGATCGGCACCCAGGCGCACTACGTTTACCGCCTCGTCCATGCCGAGACGGGACAATATTACATTGGCGTCCGGTCGGTCATCGGTGACCCGCTCAACGACAGCTACATGGGCTCTGGCAACTGGCCGACCGCGATGCGTGCGGCAGGCGTGGCGCTTGAAAAGCACATCGTCGCGGTAAAGAGCAGCCGAGAAGAAGCCGACATTGCCGAGGCTCTCGCGATCAAGGATTCGATCGGCGACCGGCTGTGCATGAACATCGAATATAAGGATACCGAAAAAGGCATCCCTAATTCGGGACAGTTTAACGATGCCGAAACCGGCACTGTTCAGGAAACAAAGAGTCCCGCTTCTTCCTCGAAACAGTCCCAAAAACGGGACACGGAACCTTTCAGGGAACCTATTCCCCCATCTGATCCTAACGGATCAGATTGCCCCCAGGGGCATGAGCAGGGCGGTGACGATCAGGAGGATCGGAAAGAGGAAGCCCCGGCCGGTGACGATGCCGCCGAGGCGAAGAAGGACCGCAACCGCGGCACCCGCTTGCCGAAGGATTGGACGCCGCCGCCTGTCAGCGATTTGCCGCCGCAGGCGCAGGCCCTTGCCCTGCAGTGGCCCCGCGGTGCTTACGAAACCGAGGCCGAGGCGTTCGTCGGCTATTGGGCATACCTGCCCGGCGGCAAGGCCCGCAAGCTGGACTGGGTAGCGACGTGGGCGAACCGGATCGTCGCGATCAACGCCAAAGTGCTCCGCGATGCCAAGGCCGGGGTCAATTTCGCGGTGCCGGCGAAAGCGTCGGTCGCGCCGCTGCCGCAGCTGCCCGTCGCGGCCAAGGCGGACGAGGACGACCGCTCGGCGATCATGCACAACCTGCTCGAGCGCGACATCGGCGAGCGGACCTATGCCCGGTACATCAAGCCCGCGGCGATCACGTTCGACGATGAGGGCGTCGTGATGATCTTCGCGACCGATTTCCTGCGCAGCTACGTCGAGACGAACCTTAGCCAGCGCATCGCGGTAGTCCTGTCGCGCGTCGCCAAGCCCGGCGAGCCGCAGTTCCTCAAATTCATCGTCGAAGCGCCCGCCGCCCGGGCAAAACAGGAGGCCCTTTGTGACCAACGCGCCGCGTAATCTGGAAAATATGTGGTGCATCCTGTCGACCACCGGCGGCCGGACCCTGCCGCTCGCGCGCTCGCTTGCCGCGGCCGGGCTTGAGGTGTGGACGCCGACGCGCACGATCCGGCGCCCTGCCCCGGGCCAGCGCCGGCGCCTGCATATGGGCCAGCGTCGCAAGATGATCGAGGTGGACGTCGCCATCTTGCCGGGGTTCGTGTTTGCGCGGGCCGCGCACCTCGACGACCTCGCGCGCGCCGCGATCGATCCTGCCAGCCGGCACCCGCTGTTCGTGGTGTTTCAGCTCGCCGGCCGGGCGCCGATGGTGTCCGATGCCAGCGTCGCAGGCCTGCGCGAAGAGGAGGAACGGGCGGCGGCACTGGCCCAAGCCCTGCGCGATGCCGACACGCGGGAGGAAGCGCGACGTGCGCGCGCCGAGCAGATGAAGACCGAGCGAGCGCGCCGCGCCGCCCTTCGCCGCGAGCGTCGTGACTTTGCGGTCGGTGTGCAGGTGGAGATAGCCGAAATGCCGTCTATGGCGGGCATGGTCGGCCGGGTCACGTTGTCGAACGGCACAACCGCGACGATTGATTTCGGTGGCGCGCTTCCCATGAAAGTTGAGGCTTGGCGTGTGATTCCATCTGCGCTATCGGGTGAGGCAGCTTGATAGGCGCCGCTGCACGAGCAGCTTCGGGAAAGATGATGTTGGCCTTGTAGCCATTCCGCATCCCGATCTCACCGATCACGCGCAGATGCGCGGGGGCGGAAGTCCGGAGGTTGCCAGATTGTCTAGTGAAATCAATCCGTTCGATGTTATCGGCCCTGTGCCATTTCCCGATCTCGCCGATCTCGCGACATCGGGAATTTACTTCCTGCATCTGGATGGCGAGGTTGTCTATGTTGGCAAAGCTGTCCACATGCGGCGGCGGATCGGTCAGCACCTAGCCGACGACGCCAAGGTATTCGATGCGGTTTCCTTTGTCCGGTGTGAGGTCGAGCAACTCGACACCATGGAGCGACGATATATCCGTCACCTGCTTCCGCGCTATAATCAGTGCGCGTTGGCAAAGGGGCAAAAGGACGCGCTAGCGTTCCGCGGCATCAGTCGTTCGCAGCCGCCGGTGGGCGGCGCCGATATACTCGACGATGAGATTGCGGCTCGCTTTCTCGGCATTTCGGTGGATGAGTTGCTGGATTATCAACGGCGCGGGCTCGGCCCTCGTTCGGTACAGCGGCGCGGCAAGGGACGCCGTTATCCCGTCGCCATCCTTCGCAAGTTCGCGATCGGCCATTTGAGCGCGATCGGCTAATTCACGACATACCCGAGAGGGGCGTATGGTACGGCTCGCAAGGCCCCCATCGGCGATTATAGGGTCGCCATCAGGTGTTCAGCACGCGCCCCGCCACCGCTACCCGGCAGCCCGCCGAGCTTCCTAGGCTCCGCGGTCAGGGATCGAGCAAGGCGAAAGCCTCGACGAGACGGCGAACCGTTCGAGCGTGGTGGGAAGCCCGCATTTCTCTTATCAGGATATAGCCAATGGGCCGATTGAAGACGCCGCCCAGCCGGCTCGGGTCATTGCCGCCCGCCCTCGGCTATGTCGACACGCAGGCCCGCAGCGCCAACGCCAATCGCTCCACCTTCTCCCCGTGGCGAAAATGGTACGCAACCGCGCGCTGGCGCGCGCTTCGCATGGCGGTGTTCGTACGCGATCGCTTCACCTGTCAGTGGCCCGGCTGCGGTCATATTGAGGCAAACACGTCGAAGCTCGTCGCTGACCATCGGAAGCCGCACCGCGGTGATGAGGCACTGTTCTGGGACGAAGAAAACCTCACGACGCTTTGCAAGCCATGCCACGATAAGCACAAGCAGCGCGCTGAGCGGGCTGGACGCGCCTAACCCCCTGGGGGTGGGTCCGATCTCTAGGACCGGCCTCCGTACTATACCGGTCCGACCCTCACGCAGAGATTTTTTTCCCGTGGACGAAATGGGGTGCGAACTTTTCGCCGGAGGTAACCGCCGATGGCGAAAAGCAAAAATAGTATCCCGTGGGATCGGATCGAGATCGAATACTTGGCCGGTGAAGATTCCATCCGGGAAATAGCTGACCGATACGAGATTTCTGACACGGCTATTCGGTCGCGCGCGAAGAAGGAAAAGTGGGTTCGCGAAGTTCGCACCCCTAACCGCCGCGAACCTGAGCGGTCACCGGCCCCGCCCCCGCGCACCGACCCGGAAAAGGAGGTTGATGCCGGCGAGATCGCCGACGGCGGCCGCGCCCTTGCGGCCCGGATGCTCGACGAGCTCGATATCGTCACCAGTCGCCGCGGCGAGCTCGAAGACATCATTATTGCCGCGACCGACGACGACGATGACGACGCCCGCCGTGACGCGATGATGAAGGCGCTGAGCCTGCCCATCCGCGCGAACACGCTGAAGACGATCGCGACGGCATTGAAGACGCTCAACGAATCGTCGGCACCGCAGGGGAAGAAAGCGGCTGCGCAGGAGCGGGCCAATCAGGTCGCGAACCGGTTTCGACCACTCGGCCCGCCGGCGCTGAAGGCGGTCAAATAGCTTGTCGCTCACATGGTCAACGGCGTGCCTGGACTGGAAGCGCCGCATTCAGGATCGGCGCTCGCTCATACCGTTTTCGCCATTGTTTCCGCATTCCGCCGAAGCAAAAATGGCGGTGTTCACGTCGCTTCGCATCGTCGATGTTCCGGGCCAGCCGACATTCGGTGACGCATCGGACGAATGGTTGTTGGATTTCGCCGCCGCGATCTTCGGCGCCTATGACCCCGACATCGGCGAGCAGATGATCCGAGAGTTCTTCCTGCTCATTAGCAAGAAGAACACGAAATCGACCTTCGCGGCGGGCATCATGCTCACCGAGCTCATATGCGGATGGCGCGCCGAAGACGAAAATCTCATTCTCGCGCCGACGATCGAGGTCGCCGGGAACAGCCACAAGCCCGCCACCGCGATGATCCGCGCGGATGACGAGCTGACCGACCTCCTCCATATTCAGGATCACGTCCGTCTCATCACGCACCGCGCAACCCGCGCCAGCCTGAAGATCGTTGCCGCCGACGCGGCGACGGTGGGCGGCAAAAAGGCCAGTCGCGTTCTCATCGACGAGCTGTGGCTGTTCGGCAAGGTGGCGAATGCCGACGCGATGTTCCGCGAGGCCACCGGTGGACAGGCGTCGCGGCCCGAGGGCTACACCCTGTATCTGACGACGCAGTCGGACGAGCCACCGGCGGGTGTTTTCAAGGAGAAGCTGGCTTACGCCCGCGACGTTCGCGACGGCAAGATCGAGGACCGGGCCTTCCTGCCCGTCCTCTATGAATATCCCGAGGAAATGGTCGCGGCCAAGGAGCACCTCGACCCCAAGAATTTCTACATCACCAATCCGAACCTCGGTCGGTCGGTGAGCCAATCGTTCCTTGAGCGCGAGTTCCACAAGGTCGAAAATGCCGAGGACGGCACGAAACAGGTCTTTTACGCGAAGCACCTCAATGTGGAGATCGGTGTTGGCCTCCGCCATGATGCTTGGGTCGGCGGCGTATATTGGGAGGGTGCCGTCGCGCCCGCCGAGTTGTGGGACGGGTCTCTTGAGCAGTTCCTCGACCTGATCGAGGTTGCTGTCGCCGGGATCGACGGCGGCGGCCTGGACGATCTTCTCGGCCTTGGCCTGCTCGGCCGCCTTCGCGCCGATCCGCGCATCTGGTTGCTCTGGTGTCATGCGTGGGCGCAGCTCGACGTGTTCGAGCGCCGGAAAGATATCTTCAGCCGCCTCAACGATTTCATCGCCGAAGGCACGCTCACCAAGTGCGAGACGCCGACACAGGATATTGTCGAACTGGCGGACATCCTCGTTCGCGTGAAGGATCATGGCCTCTTCCCGGCGCAAGCGGCAATCGGGCTAGACCCCGCCGGCGTCGCGGCGATCGTCGACGAGCTTTCGGGCCGCGGGTTCACGGCCGAGCAGATGGTAGCCATCCCGCAGGGCTTCCGGCTCTCCGGCGCGGTCTGGGGGTCCGAGCGCAAGCTGAAGGACGGCACGCTGCTCCATGCGGGCCAAAAGCTGATGAACTGGTGTGTCGGCAACGCCAAGGCCGAGCCCCGGGGCAACGCGGTGCTCATCACCAAGCAAGTTTCTGGCAAGGCCAAAATCGACCCGCTCATCGCTTCGTTTGATGCGGTGGTTCTGATGACCCGCAATCCGGTCGCGGCGACGTCGTTCGTTTATACGGGGATATAGGCATGGGCATTATGGATCGCGCCCGCGCCGCCGTGCGGGCCTTTCGCGCGCCGGTCGCATCGGCTCCGTCACCATCTGCCGCTGCCGACGGATTGAATGATCCGAGCGGGCTCACCGTTCTCAATCTGCTCGGAAGCACCGGGTCGGGCGCTCCGATGGGCGAAAGCCGCGCGATGTCGACACCGGCGGTGCTCCGCGCCCTCGAAGTACTTTGCGGCCTCTATGCGATGACGCCGGTGCACTATTATCGCACGACGCCGAGCGGGAAGGATCGTCACGATGACGAACCGCAAGCGCAGATGTTCCTCACCAGCGCCAATGCGGTGCAGCCGGCCTTTCTGCTCAAGGAGCTGATGCTCGGCGATATGCTGATGCGGGGCCGGTTCGGTTCCTATATCCATCGCGACGCGCTGTATCGGCCCAAAGCGCTGAGCCGCCTTGTTCCTGACGGTATCGCTCCCGTTCAGCATTGGGACCGCACCGACGGGCTGGAGATGTTTTACGATGCGCAGCTGCCTGACGGCTCGCGCGATCGCCTAACCCGCAATGATATCTGGTACGTACCCGGGTTCAGTCGCGACGGCCTTGTCGGTGTCGATCGCCTGAAGCTGCTCGCCGACACGTTCGAATCGTCCACCGCAACCAGTGAGTTCGCCCGCCGCTTCTGGGAAAATAATGCCCAGCCGTCGACCATTCTCACTACCAAGGCAAAGGTTGAGCAGCCCGAAAAAACGCGCATCCGCGCTGACTGGCTCCAGCGTTTCTCCGGTCCCCGCAATGCTGGTTCGGTCGCGGTGCTGGATCAGGAGATGGACGCCAAGTTCCTCGCCCACGACAACAAGGCGTCCCAATTCATCGAGACGCGCAGTTTCAGCGTCGTCGAGGTCGCCCGCGCTTTCGGTGTCCCGCCCCATATCCTGTTCGAGCTGAGCCGGGCGACCTTCTCCAACATCGAGCAGCAGAGCCTCGAATTGCTTCTCTACAGCATGTTGGGCCATTTCGAGCGCGCCGCCGCGCACATGACGCATCAGTTCGCAGAGCCCGGATATTTCTTCGAGTTCATGCCAGAGGCGCTGCTCAAGGGCGACATCAAGAGCCGGTACGAGGCCTATGCCGTCGCAGTGGACAAGGGCATCCTCAACCCGAACGAGGTCCGCCGCAAAGAGAATATGAACGATCGCGATGGCGGCGATGAATATCGCGTCGGATCCGGATCGCAGCTCGAAGGCGCGCCAAGTCAGCAACCCGTCGATCACCGACCGCCTGCCCCACCTGCTCCTGATCCCAAGGAGAAATTATGAACGAGCATATCCTCGCCGCGATCCGTTCGGAGCCGTGGGCGATCGTCCCAGCCTATCTTGACGCGATCGAGGCCATTGCCCTGCGTGTCATGGACCATCCTGCTCTCATCGCTGTCGAAGCAGACGGTCATCAGCAGCGTTTCGCGGACGCGAGCGCGCGCATGGGCGAGCGCGCGCCTGGCACCCGATCGGCCGCTCTGCGTGATGGCGTCGGCTCGCTTCCGATGTTCGGACCGATCTTCCCGCGCGCAGGCGGTCTCGCCACCTCAGGCGCAACGACGCTTGACGCCGTAGCGGCCGATCTCCGCGCACTCGAAGCATCGCAGGAGGTTCGCTCCATCCTGCTCACTATCGACAGCCCGGGCGGCGCTGTCTCGGGCGTGCATGATTTCGCGCGTGTCGTTGCCGCGGTGCAGAAGCCGCTTGCGGTTCACGTCATCGGCCAGTGCTGCTCGGCGGCCTACTGGATCGCGAGCCAGGCCTCTGGCGGCATCAGCGTCGACCCGACCAGCATCGTCGGATCGATCGGCGTGTGCATGTCGGCGTCCTATCAGGAAAATGCCGACATGGGCGGCCGCCGCTCGATCGACATCACGAGCAGCGGAGCGCCCAACAAGCGCCCTGACCTGGCGACAGAAGAGGGCCGCGCCTCGATTCGCTCGACGCTCGACGCGATCGAGAGCGTTTTCATCAGCACCGTCGCCAAGGGCCGCGGTGTTTCCGAAGCTTCTGTCCGGGCCGATTTCGGCCAGGGCGGCACCCTGACCGGGAAGGACGCCAAGGCGGCCGGCATGGTTGATCGCGTCGAGGCCGATGGCCTTGATGGGGCAATCCGCCGTCTCGCCCGCAGCGCCCCTCCGGCTGCGCCTCGGCGGACGGCCGCGGCGAACCACTTGGCCCTCGCGCACCTTCGCGCCGGGCTGTAACTGCAAGGAGTACTGACTATGCTGCGCATCACCGCGCTCAAGCAGCGCCTCGCGGCCGTCCTCGCTACGATGGACGGTCTTCTCGAAGCCGCTGCAACTGACGAAAATCGCGACCTGACCGCCGAGGAACAGGCGACGTTCGATGCGGCGAAGGCCGACGCGACGAAAATTCAGTCCGCGATCGCCCTCGAAGAGGGGCTGCTGGCTCTCAAGGCGAGCGCCGCTACCCCGGTCATCGTCGGTACGCCGACACCGGCACCGACGGTACCCGCTGCCGTGAAGGAAAAGATGGAACCGGGTGCGATGGTTGGTCGACTGGCCTGCGTGATTGCTGCGACCGGAGGTGTCGACCAGCGCGCCATGGCAGACCATGCGCAGACTATCTGGGGCGACGAAACCGGCCAGATCGTCGCGAACATGGAACAGTCGACGAACACCAAGGGCGGTTATCTCGTCGATACTGCCTATAGCCGTGACTTCATCGACCTCCTGCGTCCGCGCGTTGTCATCCGACGCCTCGGCGCCCGCTCGGTCCCGATGCCAGATGGCAACCTGACGATGCGGAAACAGATCGCTGGTACGCAGGCGAGCTATGTCGGCGAACGTACTCCGGCGCCCACTACCGACGTGACTGTTGGCCAGCTCACCATGTCGGCAAAAAAGCTGATGGCCCTCGTGCCGATCACGAACCAGCTCATTCGCCGCGCGTCGTTTGGTGTTGACGCTCTGGTTCGCGACGACCTTCTTGCCAGCGCGGCAGTGAAGGAAGACCAGCAGTTCCTTCGCGGCGTCGGGAGTGCCACCGCGCCGACCGGCGTCCGAAACCTGATTGCTGGCGCGAACGTGCTGATCATGACGGCGGCGCCTGACCTCGCGAAGGTGACGTTCGACCTCGGCCGGATGATTCTGGCAGTGAAGAACGCCAATGTTCCCATGCTGAGCCCGGGCTGGATCATGTCGCCCCGAGTGCGCGAGTATCTCGCCAGCATCCGGGACGGCAACGGCAACATTGCATTCCCGTCGATCGAGGCGAACGGAACGCTCCGGGGCTACCCGATCGCCGAAACCACGTCGGTCCCGGATAATCTCGGTGCCGGGACCAATGAGTCGGAGATCTACTTCGGCGACTGGAGCCAGTTCCTGATCGGTGACACCTATCAGATCGCGCTCGCGGCATCTGACACGGCCGCTTACGACGACGGTGGCACCATCCGCGCTGCGTTCAGCAATGACGAAACCGTCATCCGCCTGATCGAGGAGCATGACACCCAGATGCGCTATGATCGCGCGGTTTCGGTGCTCACCGGCGTCACCTGGACGCCGTAAGCCTTCCCAATCCTCCCAGCCTGAGCGGGTGTCATCCGGCACCCGCTCCATTTTCACGGAGAAATTTCAATGGCTGTAAAGTTCCTCACGTCGGCGCAGGTCGGCACGCTCTACAATGAAGGCGAAATTGCTGCCTTCGACGACAAAACCGAAGCCAAGCTCATCGAGGCGAAGGTCGCCGAGGCGGTGAAGGCAAAGGGCGGCGACAAGGCCCCCGCGGCTCCGGCGGCCTGATCATAGCGGGCGGCGGATAGCGTCATGGCACTCGTCACGCTCGAAACCGCCCGCTCTTGGCTGAGGGTCGGATCGGAAATCTCCGATGCCGACCTGCAGGAGCTAATCGGCGACGCAACGCAATCAGTCTCCGATTTCATGGGCCGCCCGATCATATCCGCATCCGAAGGCGATGGCGGATGGGCGGAAGCCGACGTCCCCAAGACCGTTATCACTGCGATCAAGGTGACGCTTGTCGTCATGTACGACAATCGCGAGGCCCCCGTCGTCGAGGAACGCGTGATGCTCGGCCTCGTCGGTCGCTATTGCATCACGAGCTTCGCATAGTGGCCCGCCCGACCCGCGCGCTCGCCAGCCGCATGGACCGCCTCGTTCGCCTCGAACGTCCCGTTGTCGACGACAGTCTCGACGGCGCGGGAAGCGGCGGATGGGAGCTGATCGCGGAGATATGGGCCGAGATCGTCGACATGTTGCCGAGCCGCTCCGACGGTGAGCGCGTCGCCAACGGGATAGATTTTGCCGAGCGCCCTTCGCGCGTTCGCGTCCGCTATAGGGCGGATATCACCAATAACATGCGGCTGGTTTCGACAGATCGCGTCATGCAGATCGTCACGATGCCGGCTGAACTCGGCCGCCGCGAAGCGATGGAGTTCATGGTCAAGGATTATCGGCCAGCCGGAAACCCGGCCTGATGGCCTATATAAAGGGGCGTTCGGAGGTGAGCGCCCATATCAAGGGCATATCCGAGAAGCTTCGACCGGTGATGCGCGGCGCAGCGCGCGCGGGCGGCAAGGTTTTTCTCGACTATATTGAAGAGAACACGCCCTCGGACGAGGTGAAGAAGGCGCTTCGCCTGCGCACGAAGACCGACGCCGGGCACGTCAAGGCAACTGTCGACCTGAAGCCCGGATGGGGCCGCGATATAGGTAACTGGTTGGAATATGGCACTGACGCTCACTTCATCAGCGTCGACGACAGCCAGCGCAATGGGCGCAGCATCGGTCGCATCAATCAGCAGCTCCGCCAGCCCGACGCCAGCGCCTCGCTCGTCATAGGCGGCACATTCGTCGGTAAAACCGTCTTTCACCCAGGCGCGCGCGCGCATCCGACGTTTCGGCCTGCCCGCGACCTCAAGGAGGCTGACGCGGTCAACGCGGCCCAGAGCTACATTAACGCCCGGCTCAGCCGGAAGGGCATCGTCGGCGGGGACGAGGGGGGAGACGACGAATGACCTCCGGCAAGTCAATCATTGGCACCCTGCTCCGCGAAAACCCCGAACTCATCGCCATTGTCCCCGCGACCAGTATCAAAACCGGCAGGCTGGGCGACATTGCCCTTCCCGCTGTTCTGGTCCGGCGGATCAGCAAGATCCAGCAGCGCCAGACGCTCAAGCGCAATCCCGGCCCTCGCCGCCGCGTGGAGCGCGTTTCCGTGACGGTGCGCGCGGCAAGCGAGCGCGAGCGCGAAGAAATCCTGCAGCGGGTCGAGGACATCTGCTCCGGACGTACCGGCGATCTCGGCGGCGGCACCGGTGTCTCTATCCTTGATGCTGGCGCGGGGCCGGACCTCGACGGGCCGGGAGACACCTTCGAGGGCACGCAAGATTTTCGCGTCAGTTTCGACGCTTAGGCCCTGAGGAGAAAACCATGTCCGATTCCACCAAGAAGCGCGCGCTCGCCCTCCGCAACTTCAAGAACGAAGGCACCGGCGAGAACGTCAAGAAGGACACGACGCTGCTGCTCGATGCCGGAACCTACGCCAACTATCTCGCGGCTGGTCTGATCAGCGAAAAAGTGCCGGAAAAGGCCGCCAAGGTCGAAGCCGAGCCACGGTTCGCGGCCGACAAGCCCTAATCCATTCAGCCCCGCCCGGGGCCGAATAACTGCCGGTGCGTCCGGCTCGCCCATCAGGAGTAAAAATTATGGGATCGACGACTGCTGCGGGCTCGACGCTCGCAATTTCCGCCACAGCGCCCGCCACGTTCGACGACGTTGGCTATGAAGCTGTGGTCTTCACCGAGGTTGGTGGCATCGACAAGATCGGCGGCCTTGGCGCCGTCTTCGCAAAGGTCGAGTTCCAGCCGCTCAAAGGGCCCAAGGACAAGCACAAGGGAAGCCGTGACAATGGCTCGCTGGCTCCGTCCATGGCGTTCGACGAAGAAGACGCCGGCCAGGTGCTGATGCAAACCGCGTCGGACGATAAGACGTCGAAAATCTACTATTTCGAGGTCGTCTATCCGACTGGCGCGAAGCGCTGGTTCGGCGGTCGCGTGTTCGGGATGCCCGAGACGGTCGACGGCGCCGATTCCATCATC